GTTTAGACGAACACCGAGCTTGCTATTTTCATTCATAGCAGATACGAAGGTATTCATGCAAACAACCCGAGTACAAACAAACCTCAGATCAAGACACTGACCATATTCATGGGGATTAGAGAATAGAAAATAAGGTTCAACGACATCCTTACCACGGAACAGAGAAAATTCTGCATCCTTAACACGAGCAAGAGCAAAGACACGCTTACCTTCTCGTAGTGAACCCATGGTATTCATTTCCATAGATCCTTCAGCACAAAACTCACTGAAAAAATCAGCAAAAACAGAATTTTGTACTTCGTGCCAACCTTCAGATACGTGAGTCATGATCTTGTTATCGGTAGATCGATAAAGAACATCCTTACCAGTAGGAATTTGTTCACCATCAACTTCAATAAAAGAAGAAGCACGTTCTAGAGTCCAGTCAAGACCAGCCTTCTTGAGCATATCTGCAGGAGACATATCTGCATTAACTGGTACAGACTTAAGACCAGTATCAAACTTATGCCAAGGATGCTGATAAGCTGAATCCTTTGATTTGGAATCATAAGCATATGCCATAGTTTCAACTTCGTGGGCCATTTTGTAGTTCCTTTGTTTTTCAATTTCAATAGAATCATTATAACAAAGTGGTTGTAGTTGTCAACCACTAATTTCTTTTAATAGAAGCAATGACTTAGTAGTAGATCATCCCTAGACCAAGATTATCCTGACGCTTAGGAACAAGCCTTCTAGCAGATTCCATAAACTGTTGAACATCTTGAACATCATAAGAAGTAGGTGTTAACTGATGATCTACCCAATCATCCCAATAAAGATCAATAGCTGCATTAACAATAGCAGTACTAATATTTCCTAAAGTTACTGAATTATCTTGAATATTAAAACCTATACAAGTTTTTCCATACATTCCACGGCCGGAATAATCTTTATAAACAGAAAAAGCATCTTCTTCTGCATTCAATGTTTTTTCATAAAGATATTTAACAGCGGCTTCTGCTAATTCAATAGAAAGTTCAGTAGGAAATTCAAAATCGGTGTGTGTCATGTGTTCCTCATTAGTCATTCAATATAGTAATTATATCAAACTGGTGCAGACTGTCAACTATCTTAAAAGATGTGTAGACTCAATTACTTATAAATAAAGTACAACAGTGTTAACGGAGGCTGAAATGAACGAATTTTTTAAATCAAAAACTGCATGGATTTGGATTGCATTAATAGCAATGGGTGTATTTTCTGGTACTTATTGGATTAAACAATCTAAAAAGAATATAGAAAATATTCCACCAGCTGTAACTTTACCAATTGAAACAGCACCAATTACTGCACCAGTTGAAACAGAAGATACTGCAAAAACTGATGAAGAAAAATTAGAAAAATGTAGGGAATTTGTTAAAAATTACGATAAAAATCGTTGGAAAGAAAGAGTTCATGGTAATCCAGAAAGATCTATTAAAATTGAATCTAGATATAGTATTTGTAAAAAGAAATTAGGTCTTTAATTGTTTATTATGATGAACAACATATCTATGATATAAACCTTCTTGACGACCAAACGCTTCTATTTCAAAAGGACTATCCCAATAAGGATCTAGTCCTTTTGTCTTTTTAGCATGAATAAAATCTAATGTTAATTCGCCCATAACATATTGTTTAACATGAACCAGTTCATGGGCCAATGTTATTAATTGATCTTTATTGCTTTTTGATTTTCTAAGCCATATAATAAAATTATTTTTATCATTCTGAATACAACAACCAATCTCATTAGCAGAAGCATATTCATCATCAAAAGTAAATTCGATATTAGTTTTGCTAATAAATCTTTTTTTCTTATAGAAAATTAGATCAATATAAAAATCTGCTGCTTTAATTAGTTCTTTTTCAGATAATTTTTTATTATCATACGGATAGTCTAGTGTGTATTGCATTCCATATAAGATCCTTTTTACATTATAGATTATTATATCACATCTTATTAGAAAGTAAACTATCTATATTTTGATTGTTTTTCAATAACTTAATGATATTTTTTATAAGCGGTTTTTTCTTTAAAATAAAATTTCTAACATGTTCTTCTAAAGCATCAATTCTGTATTTAAATATCTGTGGTTTTGGTTCATGATCAACAGACATGATAACAACTGCTTGTTTTATATCTAAATCAAATAATTCCTTAATCATTATAGCATAAATGGTAGTTTGATAAAAATAATTTAAAATGTCTTTGGGTTCTTTAGTTCTCTTAGATGTTTTAAAATCTACAATTGTTGGTTCATTTAACCAATCACATATAACATCTGCAGTACCTGCTAACAATAATTCTTTTGAATATAGTTTATGTTCTAGACCATATATTTTTGTAATATTTTTTTCTAATACAGGTTTAAATTTATTGAAGGTTTCTATATTAATTGGCATTTCGCCTTTAATATAGTTTGGTTCATTTAACAGAAATTTTTCACAAGCATTATGAATAGAAGTTCCTCTAGTTCTTGCGGAACCAGAAATCCTATTAGCTTCTTTCTCACCTACTCGTTTTTTCCATTTTTCAAGATAATCATTATTAGAAATTAGCCCAAGAAAATTGGTAACGGATAAAAACCCGTTACCATTTTCATCCGAATAATATCGACCGTAGTCTGTATTATTTTGGATTAGTTCTACTTTGTCAAAAAATTCATGTTTAAACATTATTATTATTCACCTGCAGCGTTACTATCACCTGCTTCACCACCACCTGAAGAACTAGGACTATCAGGTCCTTCTGATTCTACAGTTAATTCATTATGGTCTTCATTATAAAAACACTTCATTCTTTCTTTACCTGAAAGAAATTCACAATAGCCTCGGACGACTGGCCCTTCGGCTATATCATTTTCGCCACTTTGAGCGAAAGCAAATGTTGCAGATGTCATAATAAACACAGCAGCGATTGCCGCTAATAGCGTTTTCATATAGGTATTCTCCGTTTTTGTTTTGGGATTTCATACATTAAGACACGAATGGCCGCATTTGAATTTTAACTCAGTGCCATTGTTCATTGTATTTATAAAGATTTTATCTTAATAACCCAATTCTTCACATTCTATTATGAAATCTTTTACAAAACCAGATCGTACAATATCAGGTATGCCCATTTGTACAAAGGCAAACCTACTTAAATTCTTACATACTTGAATCAATTTTAAAAGGTCTTTTTTACCATGCATCTCATGTAAATCAGATTGTTTAGTATCTCCACATACAATAACTCGACAATTTTTACCTAATCTTGTTAATGTAGTACTCAATTCTGACCAATTAAAATTCTGACATTCTTCAACAATAACTACTGCGTTGTCGAATGTCATACCTCTATTAAATGAGGTAGATACAAATTCAATTTTACCATTATCTTTTAGAAAGTCATATGCATATTCTTTATTAAATAATTTAGAACATGTATAATAGTATGGTGCTTCATATGCCGCTAATTTTTCTTTAGGATTGCCTGGTAAATGTCCTATCTGTCTTGCTTGGACTGCTGATCGAACAATGATTAGTTTTTCATAGTTCTCAGACAATACATCTTTCAAAGCAAAATACATTGCTAAGAAAGTTTTACCAGTTCCTGCAGTGCCATGCAGAAATATATCCTTTCCATTTTCATATTCTTTAAAAGCTCTACCTTGATTTATTGTAAGCGGATAGCATTGTTTTATAGATAAACCAGATTGTATTGTAACACCTTGTTTTCTTAAATTTCTTCTTTCACGCTTTGTTAATTTTTGATTGGCGGTTTGAAGCATCGTTTACTCCGTTGTTGTTATGGTTATCATAACGAAGTATACTATTATCTCCTTTCGTTTATCTCAAATTGATATTTGATCCTGGATTCCTTTTATGAATACGACCTAGCAATTCCCTAAATCCATCAGCTGGTTTAGTTCTACCAAGTTTAACTGTATCTATAAAAGGAGTTCCAAATGAAGGCACATATTCTATATGAGGATTAGTTTCTAGAAAAGTATCCTGTTCAGACATAGACATAAATTCTGTCCATTCTTCACCAGTATCTTTGTTTCTGAAATTATAACTAGGCATTAATAATCATCTCTATCAATTACATCAATTTCTTCTAGTCGTTGAACCTTAAGTTTTTTCTTTTTACGTCGTTCCTGCTCACGGTTCTTCTTATTTTTAAGATTATATTGATCGAAATAATCATCATCTTCATAGTCATTACGACTACGCTTGTAACTTTTACCCATTGTATTCTCCAAAAGCCTCTTCTATTAGTTTTTGATCTATTCCCTTATAAGGAATTTTCTTTCTAGCACAAGAAAGAATTAGTTTAGCATCGTCAGGATCTAATCCTTCGAGGAAATTAACAAACAACTGTTGTCTACGACCATCAGTTAAATTATCACCTTCACGATGTACAAATAAATAAAGCTTGCGAGAATCATGATATAGATTTCCACCTGCTTCTGTTGAATCTAGTGGTTTATAAGGAGGATCACCATCACCCACTTTAGGACCTAAAGGTAGATTCCATCTAATACGAGGATCATACCCAAATGCTAGTACTTCATGCAATTGTTTTGAATAATTATTCTTTAGAAATTGAATACGATCATTTCTATTCTTAATTCTAGATGCATGATCTAGTAGTGCAGACATTGATGGTTTAGCCATTATTATACCTTTCAAAAATCATTTATAGTTTCCATTAAGTTCTTCATTCTATGTTTCATAAAATAAGGCATAATATTAGACCTATTAGATGAAACGGGATCAGCTTGGAATTGTTTATCAATCTCAGCTGTAATATCAATTGGTGTTTTTCTTAAATCAATAAGAGTTTGATTACGGATATAGTTACGATAATATTTATGATTTTTGTCATGTTGAATATTTTTTAGTAATCCGCGCTGTTTAACAGTTAGTGCTTTTTGTTTATTACCCAAAACAAAAACATTATCATCACTCAAAATATT